TTTGCAGTCTCATCTACAAACTCATAGAGCCCGTAGGGGGCGATCCCCTCTGGATTCACCTGCTGAAAGTCCACACCCTCTGACCTATCTACAAAGAACCTGAGGTTCTTTAGGTTTTGTGCGGTAGGCTCCAACTGCCACCTGATAAGCACCCTCGAAGTATGGTCGATCGTAAGAACCATCACCGATAGAGACTTGAACTTGATATTTTTTAGCAGTTGGTTTGTGCAGGTCATATTTTCTCAGACCTCATGTTTTCTTGGAACTTCTTGACATAATGTCTAGCGACGTCCCTGTTTCCTTTTGAAGACCCCCCGATACCTGACAACATGCCTTGGATTTCTTCTTTATTAGGTAAAGATCTCCAATGTGATAATGCGTTATCTCTTTCTTTTCCTGTGAGAGAAGAGAAAGATGCGTTCTGGTGTTTGAGGAGCCGTTCCTTTCTCTTTAAGATGCCTTCCGCAGTTCCCCCTGCTCTACTGGCGATACCGCCTAGAGTGCGCTCCATTATCCATTTCGGGCTTATAGCCTGCTTCTCAAACCCATCCCAAAATGCTTGCTTTACCATACTAATCCCCTCATTCTATTTAGCGATCCTCTATTCTCTTAGCCAGCTCAGGGTTTTTAGAAAATATGGCATCTTTTAACTTCTTTCGCTCCTTCTCATGAGGCATCAAACTGTCGTACGGACCTCCTGCGGCCGCTAGGTTGGCCCTTCTTAGAGCCTCTTCTTTGGAAAGTTTCTGCCCTTTAGGGAATAGCTCTTTGTAAGCCTGGAGTTTAAATTTTGAAGCATCTCTAACCTTTTCTAAGTTCTTATACTTAGGAAGCAGACCCTCCAGACCGTGATAGTTTACGTGCGCAGGTATCTCGTTTCCTGACCTTTTAAAAGCTGCTAATGCACCCCTCTCAAGAGTTCTAGGTCCTATAGCCATCTTTTCAAACCCATCCCAGAATGCTTGCTTTACCATACTAATCCTCTCAACTCTGAAGCTTCTTATTGCGTTTCTTTCGTGACAATGAGCTATAAATAGGCTCTTATCCTTAACGGCAAATGGTCTAACCTTGCGCTCAGACACCTCACCATTTTCCTTTTTATAGGAGATGACAATGTCCTTCTGCTTACCCTTAGCATTATGACGAATAGCCTCATTGAGGATCTTGATGTGATCCTGGTTGAGCTTCTTGCTGCGGAAGGTGCGGGTGTGCACTACTTCTTACCTCCAAATAGATTACTTTACGCCCTCTAGTAGTTTATTTAATTTGCTAGACGCCAGTTCACGACCCTTTTTCTTTTCTAGCCGCTTCTGAATTGTGTCTGTGGGATATAGGTCAGGTCTATGTTTAGCCCTAAACTTATCCTTAGCCCTTTCTAGTTCAAAAAGATCTGAAGATAAACGGCTTTCCGTAACAGACTTAAACTCTGGATGCCGACTTCTTAGCATTTTTGCGGTGTCATCCGGGGACGGTATCTTGGAGATTTTGGACCCTCCAAATAAGTTACGGTACGAGATCCCTTTCGCTCCGAAACTTTCTCCAAAATTTTTAGCCAACTCTTTTTGCCACCTATTTGCAGCTGTCTTCTCAAACCCATTCCAAAAGTTTTTCATTTTCACCCCTTTCTACGCCTACCAGGCATATCCAATCACGTCATATTCTGAAGAAACCCCACCCCATCCGCCTTGGATGTTCTTGGCGATCTTCATGTTTCTCTTTTTAACCTCGTAGTCGTTCGAGAGGTTAATCATCCAGTTCATGTAGTAGCTGCTTTTGTTGAACCTCATAAAGTTGGACCCGCCAGCCTGATAGTTAAGCTCGTTTCTGGCTTGGTAGATACCTTGGCTTTTAAGGATTTGGATGGCAGCGCCATGCATGAGAAGATACAGACTCGGGTAGTTGTTGATATCTACCCGGTCAATGAAAGGAGATGTGCTATTCCAGTCTGAAATAGTCATCTCAATAGCAAACTGCAGGAGTTCTTTGTCTGATTCCTCTTTCCTGATGAGCTTATTGAGTTGGGGAGTGTCCCTTAGGAACAATGTCAGATACCTGACAGCTCGCTCCATTCTGCCTGTCGCATCAATAGTCTGAAGAACCATTTCTCCTCCTTAGGCAGTAGGAGCTTCTGCCTCGGAGTCGTCCTTGGTGAGCTTTTTCTGCCGTTTCATATTTTTGTCGGCTCTGACCACAAAGTTTGGATCCCCGTCTGGGTTTACCGCACCTTCGGTCTCTTTGCCGCTTCGCTGCTCGTAGGTGTCTTCGCCCATCTGAACTGCGTAGGCTAGCCGTGATTTTTCTCCGTCTTCTGCTGATTTTACGCTTTCCTCAGGTGCTAATGCATCTAGTTTTTTGCTTCCCAAGGTATGCTGCTTAAGCATTGTTGTCACATCATCTACAGGTTCGATCTTGATGTACCCGCCGCGCTGGAGATTGAGCATCCCCTCGTTGATGTGAGAGACGATTCTGGGGCGGTGTCTTTCGACTTCGAGTCTTTCGCCTGTATCAAGGCGGAAGCTGACGTTATGTCCTACGATATCGCGTTTTGTGCGAAGGTCCACACCTGTCTTTGGGTGGATTCGGGGCTCTTTGATCGTAGTGTTTACGATCTTGTAACGGTTTGCCATGTGTTCTCCTAATAGTTAAAAAGAAAACAAGGGGCGACATAAATCACCCCTTGCTTTTTAGTGGGTCCTAGATGGTTCCATTGACTGGAATAGGACTTGGAACGTCAAGCTCAAGCTTCGCAATGGACTTGATGTTACCAAAACCTTCAGCAATGTATTCCCATGTCTTCCACATAACGAGGTCAGCTTCTTTCTTGATCCAGAACTTAACGTCGTTAAGGATGAAGAAGTTACCGAGGTATGCAGGCTCAGTGAAGGCCCAGATTTCACCTGGAAGAAGGATGTCGTGCTTATTGGTCACAACGAGCTTTCTTTTCAGGATGGTCTGATACTTGTAGCCGTCTACGGTAATCTCAGAAGCCAAAGGAGAACCAACGTCTGTTGCAGGCTGAATCATGTAGTCATCGTAGTCGACAACGTTCATGAGGCAGACGTCTGCGAGGAGTTGATCATAATCGATCATTTTGAAGAGACTGTTCATCTCGCGGCGGTCTACTGCGGTAGCAGCAGATACAAGGCGCTTTCCAGTGATGGAGATAGCGGCTTCTGCGTACTCGATAAACTTGATGTCTTCAACCTTCTGAATGTCCTTGATGCTGTTTTCTTCGATTACCTTTGTGATGGGGTAATCATAAGCCAGCAGCTCACCTTCGGACTTCATGAACTTCTCAGACTCAATCTTGAAGAAAGGAAGCGCATAACGCTTGCCTTGGATATAGTTCTCATCTGCTTCAGAAGCAAAGTTGATCGCCATAGCCTTTGAGTCATGCTCGATGTCCACGATTTTGATCAGAGTGTCATGATCTGTGGAACGTGTAAGGTCAACTCGGGTAACCGACTCAGGTGGAAGAATTCTTCTTCCGAAGCCGATTTCACGAATCTTGGCTCTTACAAACGCAGCGCCTGCGGCAGCTGTTTTCTTAATGCCGTCTGTAGTGTCCAAATTTTCTACAAACATGTTGTTGAAAGTTTGGGCGTCTAGTCCTTCGTACATAATAACCTCCTTAAGGTTTTACGGGCTTGTTACACGCCGCCCAAAGTTTCAAATGTGAGGTAGCCGTTGCCAACTTCAAGCACTCGTGCGAGTTTTACTTCTGCACCAGCTGCCTTTGTAACAAATGCTTCCCCTGCCCCGAGGTCTTTTACAGTGAGGTAGTCACCTACGCCGTAGGTCTGACCAACGTCATACCGGGCTGTTTTTGCTACCACTGGGTGACTCATGATGAGAGTCACTTGACCTGTTGCGTGAGCGTCAAAGCGGTCTGTACCACAGAATACCAAGTAGGTGTTGCCTACAGGTACTGCGCCTGGGCGCTCAGCTTTTCCGTCACTGTTAAGAACTGCCCACTCACCCTTCAAAAAGGAAGCGCCAGTAGCCAATTTCTTGTCCACCCGAAACATGTTCTCTAGGCCTCTCAAAATTGAGAGACTCAGATCTTGCGTTGTGAGATCCTCGCCGATCGGGGCGACGCGGATATCAGAGACTGCAACTACCATCTCTTACTCCTAAAATTTAAAGTTCATCACCGAGGATACTGGCTTGAAATTTTTCTGCAGGACTGATTGCGGATCC